TAAAATAGATTCTGTAATATACATTTCATTATCAATTCTAACTAATAACTCTGTATCTATTTTAGCATAGTCTAAATAGGTTTGAGTATCTTCTAACCAACCTCTTGTAAAGAACTCGTTCTTATCGGGAAACTTCTCACTAACTAATTTTCTTTCTCCTAATGTAAGTTCTGCTACATAATCTAAAGCCATTGATGGTAATGTTCCTCTTTGTGAATCATTCCACTGTCTTTCAAATGCTAAATCTAATGGAACACAAATTCTACCTTTTATTGGTTGACTAATTGGTGAATAGTTATTAACAACATTACTATGTAAATTAATCTTAGATGTTTTAGTAGACCAACCAATACCTGTTACCTGTTGGAATGGTGATAAATCTCTTACATCTATTTCATTTACAACTAATCGCTCTATTAATTTAGGTAAATCGAACTTCCACCCAAACCAAGAAATTAACATATCAGGGTCATCTTCTTCAATTAAATTCATGAAGTAATGTAACATTGCCTTTTCAGAACTAAAATGTTTTTTGTGACCTTTAACTTGAATTTTAGTTGGACTCCACCATAATACTTCACACTCTTTTCTATAAGAATCATATAAAGATATACAAGTAATAGCCCCATCATAATCACCACCTTGTATCCATTCCATATCCCAATACCATTTATTGAGTTTGTATTCCGGTAAGACTTCTAATTCATCTACACAAAATCTATAGTGAAAAGCAACATCTGCTTCATATGTATATTCAAAACAATCCTTTAGTTTTCTTATATGGTTTGAATTACTTGGTGTCCAAGTAACCTTAGTTAATTGTTCACCGTTTAAATTATAATAGTCGTCTGTATGATAACTTAGTTCCACCGGAAACCTACCCCATTTATCACCAATGATAAGTTGAGATGGTTGTTCTGCATCTGAATTAATATAAAAATAGGGTTGGTACTCGTCAAAAGGTACAACACACTCTTGACGAATACCGGAATCATTACGCCATCTAAGACCAATTCCTTCCTTTAACCTATTTATAATCATAATATCATCCCGATAAATATGGTGCTTTCAACAACATTCTATTCTGACACACCATTAATATTGGTGCATCATCTTTCATGTATATTCTTACTAACCCATCAAGAAACTTGTGAAAGTTTCCTGTAAACTCTACAGTAGAATACTCTCCTGTATAATCAAGTGGTGTCAAACCACCTTCGTATTTCTCTACGTCTGTTTTTGTACTAGATATAGTTAGTATATCATTGTCAAAATCAAACTTGTATTTTGCCACTCCAACAACTTCACATGATTTAGCAACAGGAACTAAGTCCGAAGATAATACCTGTACACATGTATCAAAAGTTGTTTTACTAAAAGTAGGTAATGGTGAAGAAACATCATTATAATTCCAAGAATTTGTAAAATTAATCATCCTTGCAATTAAACCCATACCTTCATGTGTTAATACTTTAGGTAATGTAGCCTTTTTACTGACACCATCTCTACTATCTTCTATAGTAATATAGTCTCCAATAGTTAAGACAACATCAGAACTAAATGGTTTTAGATAACTAATAGTTTTGGATATATCTACTACACATTGTCCTTCTTCTGTTTCACCTGTTATTGGTGTAGACACCATACAAGCAGTACTTGTGTTAGCGTTATATATTTCCATTTTATCATTATCATTGGTAATATCTAATACTGCATAGTTAGTTAAGAAGCCATTTTTTGCTCCTTCACTTTGGAAATATTTACCCTTTAACATAACAGTTTCTAAATCATCAATTAATTTTTTTGAAGAAATTGTAAATTTCATAGTTCTCCCTTCTTTAACATCTCTAATCCTTTCCAATCTACTTTACCATTATTAATAGTAAGAACAACATGTCTTGTTCCTATTAGTTCCGGCCTTGTAGCAGATGCTTCAATCAAAGCAGTAAACGTGGCAGTACCACTACTCATTCTTCTATCCATTTTTATGGTAGATGTAAAAATATCTTCTGTACTTTCATGCCAATTAGCAATAGTGCCAACAGGATTTCCATCTACATATTTATCTTTAGAATGAGCAATTACTATTCTATGACAATCCATTTCTAATATTTTCTTGTGTAAGAAATTTTTGTAAGGAGTATTTCTATCTCCCCATACAAATGGCAATTGTTTAATTACTGTATCAGCATCTAAGTTATGTTTAACTCTCATATATGTTTCACATACATCAGTTAGAAACTTATCTGCACCATCTACAATTACTGCCTTTAGTTTACCTTGTTCTAAGAAAGACATAGCCTCTTGATAATGCATTTCTGCATTGTGTTTTGTAGCCTTAATATCTACCAACGTATCAGGGTGTCTCTCTATAGGATTAAAGACAACTAGATTTTCTACATTAGCGTAGTGATTTCTTTTAACATCAATAAATCTATTATCATAATCCCATACAAAAACGTGCATACCATTCTTAATATCTTCTTCAGATAATATATCTGCTGCTAAACCTGACTTTGCTGATTTGGGTGCTCCCCAAATACCAACACACAAGTAGTTTTTATTTCTCTCTTGTGCTATCTTTCTCTTAGCAAGATATGCTTCTCTTCCGATTGCGAAAGAGCCTTTTTGTTTTTCTTCTGTTGTTATTGCTTCATTTTTATCTTGTGTTTTCCAACTCATTTTTATTTCCTCTGTAATTTATATTTGTATTTGTCCATTGTTCTAATATATCATTAAGTTCTTCTAAATTGACCTTAATTCGTATTTCTTTACCTGAAGAAAAGTGAAACTTCAACCAGTAACTTCCAGTTTCGTCATTCATTCTCCAAGTAACAAAAGATACTTGTGACAGGGGGAAGCAAAAACTTCTCCCCTGTACAAATAATTCTTTTCTTTCTCCCATCTCACTATCGTATTCTAGTAAAGTATAATTTGACAAAGAAATCACACTCAACTAAAAAACCAATCAGTATTATCGTCTTCTTCTTCTACAAAGTCTATTTGTTGTGGACTTCCACCTCTCCTCTTTGTAACATACAATCCTGTAACATTGATAGTAACAGGTTGTAAGTTACCATCCATATCTCTAGATTGAGAAGTTCTACCAACTACTATAACATTAGAACCAATACCAAAATCAATATCAATATTTGATGGTATCCAACAAGTAGTACCACTCCAACCTTCACTATCGAAATCAAAGTCTGTGTTTAAATCATCAAGGTTGATAATCCTATTACCATTCTTTGTTGGGTTCATATTGATACTTGTAACACTACCATCAGTAAATACAAATCTATTGTTGTATTCTTTATTGACGCATTCAGTGTGATATCTATCTAAATCAATCAATGGGCTAAAATTGTCACTAGAATGTTCCATTAACATGTCTTGCATATTGATATCTGTTTCTTGTATTCTTAGTGAACTATCCATTGCTAATTCAGAATTTAACATAAGACTAGATGAAGTCTTATCTGTAACTCCGTGTATTCTAGTACCATTATTAGTATTAACTGTACAAACAAAGTGTACCAAATCAAATGTATTTGGTGCAAACTCTTGACAGTGTTCTCCTTTATAGTTAAAGAAATATTTACCAAAATTACCATTAACTTCACCAACAAATACACCACTTCTTCTAAATTCTGATTTAGGTAGTGGTTTACCAAAGTTTTTATTCACATAAGTACCATACTTTTCTGTATTATCTAATGGTACTAAATACAAACCTGTATCAACTTCTACATTGTTGTTTGGTAACTTAGTCATAATCTTAACAACTTCTTCACCTTTGACCATCATTCTACCTTCATACGAACTATCATCAATCTTAGTGAACATAGCCACTTGACCTTGTTCATAAGTCATATCTGAATCTCTATGATAGGATGCAACTATTCTTTCTCTTTGAGCAGCCATCATATCTCTAGCATCATCTAAAGATATAAAGAAACCAACTGCTTTCTTAAAGAACCCATCATCATCATTATTGTTCGTTGTTCTACCTTGTGCCATCTTTGCATTACTAAAATACTGTCTCCATAGACTTCGAGCGAGTAAAGATTCTTTGTCTATGTCTATATTGTTTTGTTCACATATATCCATAAACTTCTGTTTACCCTCTTCTTCGGTCATGCCGAGTATTTCAGCCGCTTTTCTTATTTCATTTTCTATTTCATTATTCATTTTTATTACTTCCTTTTTTTTTATTTTTCGTTACTAATATAGTTTAAAGTGTTTATAGTAATTACCACTTTCTCTTAGGTCTTCTATCAAACAGTTTAATTAAAAACCGTAAAGCAAAGAACGCTAAAAAAATCTCAATCATTACATCATCTGTCCTATCATCCATGAAGCCAATACCTTTGGCGTACTGTTACTACTTCTCCATTCTGCTTCACCAACTACTCTCAAAAGTTTAAATTTCTGAGTATTTGCTAACTCTGTTTTTATGATAGTATCATGTAAATTAATACATACAGTTTTCATATCTACTGAATCATATAACAAGTTGTGAACCCCATCTAAAGCATTTTGATAATCATTATTATTTACTAATTTTAATATTTCTGTATAAGGTGACAGATTCTTATCTATTTGGTTTCTCAAGGGTGTTTGACTTGAATAAGCCGCTTGTAACTCAGTGAGACCCCTTCTTACATCTCCATGTAAGGACTCTATGAATGTTTCGAGTTCAGTCTGCGAATACTGATAATCCAGTACAGATTCTTTGGCTAAAATATTAGAAAATAAAGTATACATTTCTGCATTGTTTATTCTTCTAAAACAATAGTTAGCACACCTTGAAATCAAGGGATAGATTATCTTGTGTCTATCATTACAAGTTATAATAAATCTACAATTACTTGCATATCTTTCCATGATTCTTTTTAGGGCGTTTTGAGCATCCTTAGTCATACCATCCATTTCATCTAATAATACAATCTTAAATGGTACATCACCTACTTTACTAGTAGAAGCAATATCCTTGATTCTAGTTCTCACTGTTTCTAATTTTCTATCATCAGAAGCATTTATCTCAAAAAAGTTTGTAGACTTATCATCTCCTAATAGTTGATTTGCTAACACGATACCCGCAGTAGTTTTTCCAACTCCGGCTATACCATACAATAGTAAATTAGGCATTTCTTTATTTGTAATCCAATGTTCTGCATCTATTACAAAATTCGGTTGTCCTATCAAATCATTTAATTTACTTGGTCTGTATTTTTCTGTCCATAACATTTTTTATCACCATTGTTCTAATGAAGACTGTGGTATAATCACATCAGTCTTCTTCTTTCTTTTCTTTTCGCCTAATTTTAATATTCGACATTCGGCATTGTCTAATTTTGATTTAGCATATTCTTTGAATGCTTCATCTTTTAATAAATCCTTCAGAAGATGTACTTCTGATGGTTTGAGTTTTAACTTTCTGCATATTTTTGGTATTTGGGAATATGCTCTCCTCTTTGGCATTTGCATTTTTCTATTCATTCTACCATCATGAGCATATGCCAATAAATCATAAAAGTATTCTGTACTCCATTTTCTTCCTACATGAAAATCAACAAAAGATAATTTGTTAGGGTGTAGGTTTGGTGCTAACCACGATAATAACTGTACATCAGGAGGCTTACTAATATTCAATGTAGTACGAATATCTTCTCTGTTTGTAGAAGTAAGATATTCTCTTACTAAACTAAATGTATCTATATCATAATTATATGGAGGTCTTGCTCTAGGTGCTATTTCATGTAAAGACGTATCTTTCTTTGTAGCCCTTTTAAGTTTACAAAGATTGAATATTTTCTTGGATACA